GACTGAGGTTGAAGAAACAGAAAAAGTATAAAGCCAAAAGGAAAAACGGGCTTGTGCGCAGAAGCGTAGTGTGGACATCACAGACAGACTATCATCTTCTGGAGATATGCGCATACAAAGGCTGGAGCGAAAAAGACATAGGCAGAGCAGTGGATTATGTGACTACTGCTTTTCAGGATATAAGGAGCGGACATGGCAGCAAATACATGTAAGTATTGCGGTCATGTGTATTGTGGAGTACATTGACTTTACTCTGCTTGTATTTGGTATTATAGCAGCTGGTTATAGTTGTTTATCTATTGCAATTTGTCGCGCAGATATTGAGCATTCATCACAATATTTACTATAACACATAAAATCACAATAACTATGAAAGTAATAGGTATCATCTGGATTTAGGATATCAACATATTTTCGCACATAAACGTCAATCATAATCCCATGGTAAGCAGGACATTTTGTGGGGATTTTTATGTTTTTAATCATTTAACTCACCTCCTTTCTAGTTTAAATTATAAATGGTAAAAGATGATCATTACATGTCATTAAAAAAACTTATAGTAAGAAAAGGAGGTAAAATGAACGAAAAGGAAAAAGCAGCAATCCGAGAACTGCGAAACTACAATGGTTACAAAATCAAAATCACAAATCTGAAAGAAAAAATCAAAGCACTTGATGAAATCTACGGCAGCGGTATCAGTTATGATGATGTCAGGGTAGACAGCGGCTTCAAAAACAGTGCTGAAAACAATATGATTACCCGCATTGATAAAAAAGAGGAACTGGAACGCACACTGAAAATCACACAGACCAATATCGATATTATCGAAAGAGCGCTGGACAATCTTACAGCAGAAGAAAGACAGGTGCTTACCGCCTTTTACACAGACAGAATATACAATCCGGCCGACAGACTTTCCCGGCAACTGAATATCAGCCGCACAAATGCATATAACATACGAAATAAAGCTATAAAGAAATTCACAATAATGATATCATGTTCATCGTAATAATTTATTGACAGAATTGTTGCGTTTTGTTGACAAATTCACAAACATAATTTATACTGTAACTAAAGATTAGTTACAAAAAAGGAGGCTTTGTAAAGCTTAATGAGTAAAATCGAAAAGATGACAGCGCGTCTAAAAAGCAGGCCAACGGATTATACTTATACAGAGGCCAAAGCTTTGCTTTTACATTTGGGTTACACAGAATCAAATAAAGGCAAGACATCAGGTTCGAGAGTTAAGTTTTTCAAAGAAGAAACGAAAAAAATGATACTTCTTCATAAACCTCATCCAGGAGATATTATGAAGATGTACCAAGTAAGAGAACTAATCGAAACCTTGGAAGAAAGTGGGGAATTGTAAATGGAATACAAAGGTTATACTGCTCAGGTTGTTTTTAGTCCTGAAGACAAAGTTCTTGTTGGCAAGATAATCGGTATTGTTGATTCAATTACATTTGAAGCATTATCTGTTCCAGAACTTGAACAAGAATTCAAAAATGCTGTAGACGACTATTTAGAATTTTGCGAAGAAGTAGGAAAGTCACCAGACAAACCTTATAAAGGACAATTTAATGTAAGAATTGACCCAAGCTTACATAGACAAATGGCTATAAAAGCTACATTAAATGGGACATCTTTAAATCAGGAGGTTGAAAACGCCATAAGAGAATATTTAGAGAATAAAGTGATTATGGCAACTTTATCAAATCCAGCTGATATTTCAGCGATAAAAGGATTTAACAGCATTACTTGGAATGATAAAAAAGAAACTAATGCTTTTAACCCTAAAGAAAAGAAAATAATGGGAGTGAATATGTATGGAGTACAGTAGAGATATTTTTACAAGAATATCACCACCACGGTTGGTAGAAGTAAAAATGAATCGTTACGAACGAAATAGTCAGGAATTAACAATTCGTATATTTGATGATTATAAAACTTCAATAAAAGAAAAAAATGTAGATGTGATTTTTACCAGAAAATGCATATTTGAACCGGATAAATTTTTTGTAATATCAACAACATTTGTTGTTACTCTTGATTTAAATATGGAACTGGAAAATATAACCCAAGAAGAGATTAACGGAAAAATCAAAAATGATATCGGATATATCTTGGACAATGCTTTAGCTAAAAGCTCTATGATAGTATCAAATTTATCCAATGAAATTTTTGGGATGCCATTAGTTACTCAGCCTGTTTATTCACCAGAAGAACAGTAGTAATCAATTGTCAAACAAATCCTGTACTTTTTCTGGATTTTTTTCTCAACAAAATAGTTTATAATATAAACTGGATAAATTGAAAGGCGGCTGTATGGCCGTCTTTCTTTTTGGGAAAGTCTATCGCGTTTGGTGAAGCTGCACCAAAGATGTGGGTGGGGACATGCGATAGAAAAATTAGTTTACTGGTTGCGCACCTCCTTTGAAAACAGAGCTTTTGGGGTGGCGGAATTGTTACGGTCCGCTGCCTGTTTTACTCTGTGTAGGCAGGTGCTTTTTTATGGGAAGGTGGTGAGGCTTTGTGGCCAATGAGAAAAATTTAGTACCTGGCGGACATAAGTTCACTCAAGAGGAAGCGTCGAGGGGCGGAGTGAACTCTGCACGGGCAAGAAAAAAGAGAAAAGCCTTTAAGCAGGTGTTCAATGAGATGCTGGCCGGTGAGCTGACACCGGAGCTGGCGGAAGCTCTGAACGAGAAAAGCACAGCCCTGGGCATTGACACAGCCGGCTTTACTGTGGCGGAATACATAGGTCTGGCACAGGTTGTAAAGGCTGTAAGCGGTGACACAAAGGCATTTGAGGTTATCCGCGATACGGTAGGTGAAAAGCCTGCAGACAAACAGGAACTGGATGTAAAATCCATTCCCAAAATCACCGTGAAAAGACGTGACGAACAGTGACAGACAAAGAAATAGAAATCCTGCCGGTTTACTATGACTGGCTGATTGAAAAGAAATATCCTGTAAACGTGCTGGTAGGTGGCCGCAACAGCGGTAAATCCTATTTTATGGAGCAGCTGGCAGTGGTCAACCTGCACAACTGCGAAGAATACACCCTGCTGGTGATTGAGGATATAGAAACCAATATCGGTTCCGGTGCGAAAGACGGTATTGAAAAGCGCAGTGAGGAGTTTGGGTTGGATATGCTTTTCTCCAGCACTAAAAAACCACCGGAAATAAATCATCTGAATGGTAATAAAGTACTGTTCAAAGGCTACCGCACCGAAGACCAGCAGAAGCAGGTAAAATCACTGAATCAAATTACTGCCCGGTGGTATGAAGAAGCGGAAAACGCAACATACAATCAGTTCAAAGCACTGCGAATGCAGCTTCGCGGCGGCAGGCCGGAGGACAGACAGCTGTTCTTTACCCTTAACCCGATAAACGAAGCCGGGTTTGTTAACCAGTATTTTTTTAAAAGAGTGCCGGACAAAATCTTTGAATACTTTCCGGATGGCAGACCAAAGGTGTTTGAAGTGAATATAGACGTTGAGCTGGAAGAAGGCAATTTCAGCCTGCCTTGCCTTGTAGTATGCACAACATACAAGGATAACCCATATCTGACAATGGAGCAGAAGGCCGATATTGAGGAGCTGAAGCACATCGACAAAGACAAGTATGATATGCTGGCTCTTTGCAAGTTCGTGAAACCGCGGGGTGCTTTCTTCTCTGAATTTCAGATGGGAATACATACCTGTGAGGCTTTCCCGATACCTGCCCATTGGAGAAGATACCGCACTTTTGACTATGGTCTGGACAAGCTGGCCTGTTACTGGGTCGCATTGGATGATAACGGCAGGGCCTACGTTTATAAGGAACTGTACGAAAGTGACCTGATTATATCACAGGCTGCCGAAAAGATTCTGGCTATGACAACAGCCGATGAACGCATATATGAAACCATGGCACCGCCTGACCTGTGGAACAGAAGGCAGGAAACCGGCAAGAGTGCCGCAGAGATTTTTGCTGATAACGGCATCTGGCTGACCAGGGCGGCAAACAACCGTGAGCAGGGCTGGCTGGATCTGAAAGAGTGGCTGAGGGTATATGACAACGAAGATATAAAGCAGGCGGATCTGGTGATTTTTGACAACTGCACCAATCTGATAAGGACAATGCAGGCGGTACAGAAAGACAGGGCAAATCCCAATGATATAGATTCAAGGACAGACCACGAACTGACACATGCGCCGGATGCCCTGCGCTACTTTGTAGCCGGCAGACCTGCACCGAGGTGGCAGGCACCAGCTGAACCGGTGTATAACTTTGAGGTTGAAAAGCCGGTCAGGGAGCCGGACCACGAAGATTATATTTATATCTGACTGCAGCAAGTTGCCGGCAAGTTAAATTGATATTTTAAAATGCTGTAAGATACTCGAAAGATTATAAGTATACTTTATATTTTTGATGGTAAAAATTGATTTTTTGGTGTTTTAAGTGGCATTTTTGCGAAAATATTACGAAAAAACGTATTAAAACCGTTGAAAGTTTAATTATATTTCTAAAAGTTTCAACGGAAATTTCAAAAGTTTAACTCGAGTTTAACTCGATTCCAACTCGATTTTAACGTTAAATCCGGAGGAGTTATGAACACAATTTTAATTATAGCTTTTATGGCTATGGGATTTATGCTGCCGACACTGTTCTGTGCCGGCTTTTATTACGGCTTTAAAACTGCGGAAGATGTGTTCTGCAGCCAGACTGTGACAAAGGAGAACATCCCCGGCAGAGAAACTGCAGAAACAGTGAAGGAAGCTGTGGCGGTAAAGTTCAGGCCGGCTGAAACGGATGCACAGCGACAGGCAAGGATACTGGCGGAAAACGTGGAAAACTTCGGCACTGATATTCCCCAGCAGGAGGTAAGGTAAATGAATGATGTAACAGACCTGTGGAAGGATTTTCAGGCAGGGAGACAGTATCTTGACAGTATCAATCTGTTTACCAGGGTGGAAACCTGCCACAATTTTGTAAACGGCGACCAGTGGAACGGGCTGAAATATGGTAAGGAAAGACCGCCACAGCTGAACATACTGCTGCCTATAATGAAACAGTCCACCGCACTGGTGGGGCAGAACCTGATGACCATACAGTATACATCAATGAACTACGGGAAAAACCGTGCTATGCTGCTGGATGTGTGCGACAAGCTGAACAGTTATGCTGCGAAGCTGTGGGAAAGACTGAAAATAGACAAATACAGCTGGGACATCCTGCAGGATGCATATATCGGCGGTGATGCTTTTCTGTATTTTTACGATGATACTTCTGCTTCTGACGGCAGAATTCTGTGCGAGATTGTGGACACCACCAACGTAATGCTGGGGGATGAACAGCAGCCGGATATTCAGAAACAGCCGTATATCCTTATTGTCCAGAGGAAAAATATCGATGAAGTAAAAGATATGGCAAGGGCCAACGGAGTGCCGGAGGAAGAAATTGAAGGTATTCTGCCGGACAGCGACACAGAACTGCAGATAAACGGTGAGATTGAAGTTAAGAACAACAAAAAGCTGACTGTGATTGCAAAGCTGTGGAAAGAGGATGGCTGTGTACATATTATGAGAGCCACAAAAACTGTGGTTATACAGCCGGACACAGAAATTAAAGGAATGAGCAGGTACCCGGTAGCAAAATACACCTGGAAGCCAAGAAAGGGTCTGGCAAGAGGTGACGGAGATGTGTGGGACAAAATTCCCAACCAGATTTCCATCAACAAGTCACTGTTCAGACTGGAGCAGGCGGTGAAAAGCTCTTCTTACCCTATCAAGGTGTACAGGAACAGCGCACTGACAGCTGAACAGGTGGCCAAGCTGGAAAGGCCTGGCCGGGCTGTGGCTGTAAGCTCTCATTCTGAAGTGCCGGTAAACAGTCTTATACAGTATCTTAACCCTGCCAATATTTCACCTTATGCTGCAAGCTACTGGCAAAACCTGATTACGCTTACCAAGGAACTGGCAGGGGCAGGGGACAATCTGGAAAATGTAAACCCGGAACAGGCATCCGGCACCGCAATTCAGGCGGCAATGGAAGCCAAGAGCCTGAACGTGAATATGCAGGTGGCGGCATACAAACAGTTTGTGGAGGACATTGCCTGGATATGGTTTGATATGACAGTTGCCTATAATCCCAACGGTCTTGTGATAAACGAGGATGAACCGGACAGCAACGGCGATT